GTAGAGCGTTGTGCTAAAAAAAGGGCTTCGCTCTTGTCATTTTTCTTTGAGTTGCATCGTTTGCAGCAAGCAATCAAGTTTTCTGTATCCCACATGGAACCGCCTCTTGCCCTGCTAATCCTATGATCCACTGTATCTGCACCATCCGCACCACAATAGCCACATTGATATGAGTCACGCATCAACACAGTTAGCCTAAGTTTCTTCCATCGTGATGTGCCTAGCGCTCTATCTGGTCTGTGACTCAATGCCAGCCCTTAACTCTGAAATGATGCAGTGCCTTGCATGGTGTGCCATGCCTTGCTTTGATATATGACAGCCCCCACTTTACCTGCTCAACAGGTGATGCAGTCCTTAACCATACACTCTTACCTTGTGGAATACCGGCTGCACCACTGCTCTTATTGTAAGCCCGTGATGACCATCGACTCTCTTTGTAGTAAAGAGTGCTAATGCATTTGTATTGATCTATTGAGAGAACGGCTTTTGCATACTGTCTAGGTGTTTGTTTAATCTGTGTTTGAGCGTGTATTGGAGCAACTGCATAGGCAGGTGAGAATAGAGATATCCCCAACACGACTGCTACCGAGCAAGCGATCCGTTTCACGGCTTGCTCTGAGCGCTTTAGGCGCTCTAGCCTCGATAGTGTAATGCGTGTGTTTGTATTGAACAACATTGAGCGTATCCTTTCGGCGTGTCATCTCACTATGTGAGACGTTTTGCTTATCGGTTATCGGTTGTGTAAAAGCCCTTTCCACGAAATACAAGTGCTGGAGCAGTCCATAATCGTGTCATTGTTCCACCACATGTGCATTGGATGGATTCTGGGTTATCTGAAGTCTCATATACAACTGAGCAATCACTGCAACAGTAATCATATTTAGGCATTGATTCCACCTATCTGGCAAGTCCGGCACATAGTGTTTATCCATGATCCGCACTGAGTGCATCTTTTGGGTTCTGGGTTTGCTGCGTAAGTTTGTAGGATATTCATTAAATCCCCTAAGCGCATGAATGCTAGATATTGACTAACATCATCGCCTTGTCCATTACATCTGGAAACGACAAATGCAAGTTTATCACCTTTATTGCTCTCAGCCTGTTTAATCCATGCTAATGGGCTGAAATCGGATCTAGCCTTGCATTCTATCGAAAATGGCACTCCAGTTATATCTTCGCCCTGCCTGCCCGCGCCTGTCGATTCGGCTGCTGGATACCATTGTTTTAGCCATTGCGCAAGCAACGACTGTGTTTTGTAGCCCCTATGTTTTCTATGCTGACTAGGCATAAATCCACTTGTATTCTTTACCGCAAACACAAGTTAGAATCATTGGGCTATCGAGCGTTGCAAATGCCATTTCCCATGATCCACAAGAGCATTTAAATTGCAACTTCAAATGTTCATCAACCATTGACAGCATGGCATTTTTCGCATTGCCATTGCAGCGGTGATATACTATGAACTCGCACTGAATCATCAAAGTGTGGCATTTCATTACACATCTGACAGATCAGAACAGGCACTTCTCCTAGCAAAGTTTTAGTGCCATCTGGTCTAGTTATCTCTACATATCCCATTATTCAACTCCTTCCGGTAATCTAAATTTGCCTGTTGTTTTAGATAGCACATACCAGATCACTTGCTTGCAATAATCTGGATGTGTTTTGGGTAAGGTGCAGTAAGCGCCCTTCCATGCCTTGCCGTTGGTTATCCCTGATTTTGTAGTTCTCTCGCCATGTGAGCATGTAGGAATTGGCTCTGAATCTCCAAATGACTGCTGAACCATGTCAGCGGCTTGTGCTAATGACACAGGCTCAGGCGTTGGTTCTTTGCCAACAAACTCATCCCATGTGTTATTGACTGCCAGCGGAGCATTGGCAATAGCCTCACTTGCCATGTCGTTCTTTACTCTAGCGACTTTTCCCATTTCTTCTCGACTGGGGCGTTTTCCTTTAGCCGCATAACCTGCATTTGCAAGCGCTCTACCGATTGCGCTAGTTTCACAATTCTCCAATGCACTAGTTGCATTAACACCACGATCAGTAATTTTCTCCTCAGCGTAGCCGGTTGCGAACGCGACACCATCCGCAAAAGTCCTGTATAAGTATGCTTTAACAATAAATCTATCATTTGCAAAACTCTCCAATTCTGTTGATATTCTAAAATCTTCATAGTCGTTAATAAACTTTTCCAGTCTAACCTCGACTGTTTCATATTGTGATAAATCAAATGCCATTTAGAACTCCCTGTGTAACATTAGTGTTGGATTTAGCGTATTCAATCTGTTGATCTAGGGTGAAGTATGTGCCATCAGCCCATTTAGATACATCCAACACGCAGTCATTGCAATACGAACGCTTACGACCATGTGATTTGGGGAGTTCGGATGTAATAGTCCAGTCTGCTTGCTTTTGTCCTTTTTCATTATTCTTTCCAAACCTGCTAGAACAATAATCGCACCAAACGCCATGCTTCGCCTTACCCAGCATCAAGATCATCCCAATCCATCGTTGCCAATTCTCCTGCAATAGTGGCGTAGTTGATAATGTCGAGGTAACTATCTTTATGTTCCGCTTGCTCAGCGATACGACTGACCTTGAGCAATAACATGCAGACTGCGACCTCGTGAGGGTCGATTGGATAACCAAGATATTCTGACCAGAGCCGTGAGATACGCAACATAGAAACATTTGGTGATCCATACTCAATATCTCTAGTGACTGCAATGAGTTGTGATTGTCGCAGGAATTCATCGCGTTTCATTTACTTAATGTGCGCATGATTGATCTGCCTGCGTGCCAGCCTTCTCGCTTGCCTTTGTTAAATCCTGCCCAATAAGCAGAAAATGCAGCCAATGGTGGCAGTGTTAAAGCAAACAGCAAAGAAAGAGCGTTTAGTTCTTCCATTATGCGCTCACTCTTGCCGCATGGAAATCGTAGTTTGTAATGAACGCCCATTGATCAGTGGCTTCATCAAAGGATTGTGTGTAGGTAAATCCACGCTTTGCCAAAAATTCGCGACATAAAATTAGATTAGGATATTCTTCAACCCAATAGATGTGACCAAATTTTGGCATATCGTCAAAGTCAAAGCGGTTGGTCTGTTCTGACCAAGAGTTTAAATGCCATTCCATTGCAGAATCAAATAAATGCTCAAAATCTTGTGCAGTAATTTCCATTTTTAGCCCTTAATGTTGATTACTAGGTTTCACCAACACCTTTAGGGTCGCACACTAAATGTGCCGAATCAAGCCAATTCAGCGATATTTGTATAACGATTTGATAACGAAATCTTCCTCAAAACCCAGCCATTCTTCGCCACAGCACGCGTCAGCCATAGACTTTGCCCTCAAACTGGAACGATCCATCTTTCTCAATTGGCACTGAAATGGGCAAGACACGCTTGCGGTCTGTGTAAATCACACCAAATCCAGCCTGCCAGTTGAATGTGCCTTTGGTGTAATAAGCCTGACGCGTATCCATCATGTGACCTACTTCAAAGCCTGTAAGCCTAGATACCTCTAAACCGCCTGAGGATTGCGTGTAAGAGGATATACCCTGTCGGTGCGTATGACCACACACAACGCTCTTTCCATGCCTCTTAGCGGCTTCCAGAGCGGTTATGCCGCCCTGTGGCTTGATGCTCTGCTCATCACCATGAACCATGATCCAATTAGTTCCCGGTATTTCGTAGGGTTTTTTGTGGTATGTGATACCTAGTTCTGGAAGTTTAAGAAAGTTCTCAATTTCTAACTCAGGAGCGCCAATCAGTCCGGGAAGTCTAGTTGATAGAGAATTAAACAATCTTGCCCCATGATTGCTGCGAGATAACTGTGTAATTTGTAAGTCATACATGACATCCGCGCACATGTCACGATCCCTGCCAATTGTCTTTGAATGCTCATCAAAGCCGGAACTGAAACGGCTGATTGTTTGAAAATCCATCTCATCGCCTACACAAAGGACTTCATCAGGCTTAAACTTGCGGATAAATGTGGCTACATTTTGCACCGCTTTAGGGTTATGGAAAGGAACTTGAAGATCGGAAATTACTACCAGTTTCAAATTACCACCAGTTTCAAGGTTTAGTCCTCGTCATCCTCGTAGTAACCCGGTTGTTCGGGTAACCAATTGGGCGTGGGCAGGATTGTTGCAGGATAGGTTTGAGGTGCAGTTATCAAATAAAGTGCATGATCTACACTAAATGAGGCTCTGCGTAATGAACGAAAATATTCATTGAGCCCAATGCAGTATTGATCCAGCGCTGAGTAATCTGTAACGTCTATGACTTTTCTGCGTGCCATGAGTAAAGTGTTACCTATCTAACATTTGGATTATGGTATCGACACGCACCTCAAGGCGATTAACCTGATCTCGCAATGATGAGCCGCCGTTAGTTTTTAGTTCGCTTAGGTAGTGCTTAACTAGCCACCGCACTGATGCAATAAATGCACCAACAATAGTTACTAGGCTCACGATTAGGGCAGCCCAGTCTTGCGCACTCATTACTTTTTAGGAGTTGCGTATCCAAATACGCCTGCTAAAACAGCCCATAAAACTGCACGATAATCAATATCAAAGTTAGATGCAGCCCATGCAGCAAGGAATGCGCCTGACATTAGGAATAAAGGATGTTTCATTGTTTGCCCCCTAGTAGTGGTATTTCAAAAAAAGAACCATCAGCATCGCCTTTTGGCGTAAAAGAGATATGTATGTGCGAAGTGTGCGGGTTTGATCCGCTGTATTTTCTCCAGCGAAATCCAAAGATTTTGGATGCAATCTTTCCGTTATGAATGACATACGCGATTCTTTTGTTTTTGCTAAATTTTGCATGGAGCCGTATCTGATTTGCCAAATATATTGATTCGCTTTTGTGGGATGACAAGTTTGAGTCAATATCAACGGCACGAACGATTGAGTTATTTTGTAAATCAGGATTGTGATCCGACTTGCTTGCTGAATGTTTTGCGTCACCGATCCAGCCATCACTACGACGATCTCTTTCTGGATATGAGTCGTCAATTTGTTCTCTTAATTGCACACCGGCTTTACAAAGATGAGGCTTCAACAGGAAACTCCGCTTCCGGCACTATCCATTGACAAGTTTGCTCATCAAAACCAATTGCATTTTTGGGTTTTGGAGAAATAAAAGCATCTCTAATTTCATCGTAAGACATTCCAGCGCCAGCAAAATTCTTGCGTATTTTGCCATTATATGAAGTCCGCTTGCATAATTGACCTCTGAAATTGCCATACCAAGTCTCTGGGTCTAAACCTTCAATTAATTGTGTTTCATCTATCCCAACAATAACTTCAGTGACTATGCCATCTGTAATAAATGCGTAATGTGCCATTATGACCAACTCACGTTTCCAGTGCCAGCGGTAATTGTTGTTACCTTGTAAGAACCATCTGTGGCAGTTGAGCCTGTTAATCCTGCGCCAATTGATATTGTGCCTTGAGCAGTTAAGTAGCGAAGAATTACAACGCCTGAGCCGCCGTTATATCCAACAGTTGCAGGTGAGTTAGTAGTTTGTCCTGATGCACCACCGCCTTTATTTGCAGTGCCATCAGCGTTAGAACCGCCGCCATCTGACGCAGTTCCCCAGCCGGGTCCAAGTCCACTACCTGCGCCGCCGCCTGCATATCCAATACTTGATCCTGTGATGGATGTGCTAATTCCTGCGCCACCATTACCACCAGCAGCCTGACTAATAAATGTTCCTACTGCACCTGCGCCGCCGCCACCGCCACCAGCAAACGCGGATGTGCTTGCGCCCGCAAAACCTTGATTTGTAGTTCCTGCGCCGCCTACTCCAACTGGACCAGTTGATGCACCACCAGAACCGCCTGCGCCACCATTAGTTGAAGATGCGTTTCCGGGACTGCTTGCACCACCGCCGCCACCAGTAGAACTTATTGTTGAGAAAGATGAATCAGCACCAACTGCGCCTCTAAGTCCTGCGCCGCCAGTTCCACCAGAACCGCCTGCGCCTACTGTGACAGAAACGTTAGTTGATTTTGTAATTGTTAATGCAGTCTCTAGTGATCCACCACCGCCTGTTGCAGTAACTGTGCAGCGAAGTCCACCGCCACCACCACCACCCGTATTCGGACCGCCATTAGTCGATCCGCCGCCGCCACCGCCGCCAGCAACAACTAAATAATCAACAGTAATTGTGTTAGGTGGTGCTTCCTTAAATGTAGCACCAGCAACAATTGCGCCAATCATTATGCAACCGCACCGATTATAGTCCACGCATTTGTGCCAGTTTTTAAAGCCACTGCTGCTTTGTAACGCGATAAAACAGGTGCTGCTGAAACTGCACCCGCGCTAGTGATTGTTGTTGTGCCGGATGTGACAGCATTTATAGTTGTTACCCCTGCGCCAATTTGTAAAATTGTAATTGCAGTTCCATTTGGGAACGCATAAGTAGCGTCTGTTGGAATAGAAAAAGTATTGGAAGATGCATTATTCATGGTAACTAAAACTTGATACTGATCTGTTGAGGCTGCTGTATAAGTAGTTCCTGTTTGCGCGTTTATACTAAACGCCACCAAACCATTAAACATTGCAGCGGAAAGAACATCACCTGTTGCTGCTGGAAATCCTGTTGCCATGTATTGCTCCTTAGTATGTCATTACTGACGTGCCGATTATACCATTTAGACTGCTCCCGATTTGGAAACAGTCAATTATAGGTTCCGATGTCACTAGGCTGGTCAGCCATGTAGATGGTGTGATTTCATGGGATATTCCCATGCATTGCAAAGTTTTATCAATGACAGTGCCATCTTGCCCCACATTTTTTACCCTGATTGTGTCAAAAAAATCAAGAGTCAAAGCGGCTGTTGTGCCTGCTGCATAGTCTGCTGAGTTGAGATCCAGTGTTAGTGAATCGACTCTGAGCGTAGTTTCTGCTCTCGTTGCACAATAAGCGCGGGCAATATCAAGAGCCTGAGCATCTGTTTGAACTAGCAGGTCAGTGGCAGTGTATGAATGTGGAAAATACTTTATTTGGCTTGCTGTGTTACTTGCTGTTTGAGCAACCGCGCCCACTCCAGCCCTTGTGATGCTGGTCGTATTAATAATTAATTTATCATCCAGCGCAGTAATAATATTTTTGTAACTTATGCCCGTTCCATCATTTGAAAAGAATGTTGGATTGACACCAGATTTTTGTTGAATTGATAAACGACTAATAAATTTAACATCGCCTGAAGGCTGCACATAAAAACCGCCCTGTTCACAGAATTCTAAATTCTGAATTGCTTGCAATGATGTTCTGGATTCCCCCGGATCTGCTTGAACAGTTGTTGATCCTGCTTCAATATCTCTCATTGATGCAGGAAAACCAATTGTATCCAACACATCTGTTATACGGCTGCCGGTTGTTTCTCCAGCCGTTGCGCCGCTAACTGTTGTAATTGATGACATGTTAAATAGGCGAAATGCATCACTTAGTTGAACATCAACAAATCCAATGTTTTGTTCTTTATCCCATGAATAATTATAGGCTGTTGTATATCCAGAATATAGAAAACTATCGTCAGCAGAAATTCTTACTTTGCGTAAAGGATTTAATAATCCAGCGTAAGGAGATGATGGGTTAGTCGGATTCCACGCGCCTGTCGGATCGATAATTCTTACTGTTGCAGTTCCTGCTTGAAATTGCTCTTGCAAAAGATTGTAACCACGGCGAATACTAACTTTGCTAACCTGATCAGAAATATCAACAACTAATGCTGCTGAGTCTGCAAGAACATTGACTCCTAATACGCCTTCTCCAATAATAAAAGGGTAATCAAAAACCGCGCCTGAAGAAAAATCAAAGGTGACTACTAGGTGTGGTGTTGCCATTAGAACCCAGTGCCGCCTCTAAAACTTTGAATGGTGCTGTAATTATTGCTGTTGCCATTTGCTGAGTTATCAACTGATGCAACATTCACGCCTGCTGCTGCTGCCATAGGATCAATAGAAATAACAATGTTTCTTTGTCCTGTGTTCATATTTCTTGTCATGAAATCATCACGATAATTCTGTGTCGGTGCATTAGATGTTCCTTTTGGCAAAAGAGATAATGATTCTAAACCACGTCTAATTTCTTCTTCCATTGCAAGAATTTCTGGATCAGTTTGATCTAGGATTACCGCTGCATAATCTGTTGCCAATAATTGTTCCGCGGCGTTTAACATAGGAGTTCCTAGTTTGCCCAGTTCAGTGCGTAGTTTAATCATTTCCGCAAGCGCGTTTGCAGCGCCATTTGTGAAGTTACCAAATGGATCAAGGTTTGACAAAATCATTGCGTCAATTTGTATTGTCAATAATTCCTGAGATAACTTGCCTGCTACTGTTGCGTTTTCAGTCAAAATTGCTTGCTGAAGTTTTAAGCGTAAAGTTTCATCTTCAGTAAGTTTGCCCTGCAATGCCGCTGTGTTTTGGATTAAATCTATGTCAAACACCTTGCTGGAGTTCTGTAATACTAAGGATGCCTTTTTAAGTTTAGCAGCAGCAATATCGGCTTTGAGTTGATCTTTCTTTTCTTTTGTAATCTTTTGCTGATTCTTAACATCTCCGACAGATGCGCTCAAACCTGTAAATTTAGGTATGGTAAATTTAACTTTGTTTGCGCTCTTAACGCTATTTTCAAAACTATCTAAGGCTTTGTTTGCAGCAATGATGCCTGCGACCAAAGCCACGCCACCTAGAGCGCCTGCTATTGGATTGATTGCAACCATCTGAGCAATTGCTGCTGCAATAGATACGCTTCTTAATGTTTTATAAAATAGGATAATTGCTTCTCCTACTTTAAGGAATGCAGCAACTCCGGCATAAAGTTTGGCGCTGGTATAAACAGCAGCCACTAAAATTCCTAATTGCTTTAATAATTCTAAATTGTCATGTATTAAAGTTCCAACTGTGACAAATACTTTTGCCGCGCTTATGCCAAAATTGATAATGTTTTGTTGCAATTGCTCAATGTTTGCTGATCCAGTTGCAATCATTGCGCCTGTTACTAAGCCGCCGCCAATGTATTCTTTCGCCTTATTAAACGCTAATCCTAATCTTGTAATCTTATTGGCTAAAGTCTCAGATGCAGTTGATGCTGCTCCTGAATAGTTATTTGCTAACTTATCTAGGTTCTCATTGAGTGTTAGGGTTTTAAGATCAGTTTTTGTGAGGTTTGAACCCAACTTGCCTAATGCTGTGTTATTACCATTTAGGGCTCTTGTAAATGCGTTAGTCACAGTCTCAAGACTGTTTGAGGTTCCTGCTGCAACATCCATTGCTAGGTTAAGCAATTGTTGTGAGTCAGCGGTGTTCCGTGTTATGACTGCAAATCTTTGATAAGCCGGAATCAAGCGAGATGCAGCCACGCCAAATTGCATCTCCATTGCATCAGTCATTGCCATTACATCAGCAGTTGCTTCTTTGAGTCCAATGTTTGCCATTGTGTTTGCAAATGACTGAGCAGTTTTATCTGCTGCAATAAATGTGGATACAGCGCTCTTAGCAAATGCAGCCATAGAAACGCCAATCAATGCACGCTTAAGTGTTTTGCCTAGATTAGAAACAGCCGCGTCAGCCTGCTTAAATGCTTTCTTACCAGTAAATTCGGATGCGATATTAATCGCGACTTTAGCCTCTTGTGCCATTTATTAATCCGTTCCCTGATAAAACTTTTTAGTTGTCTTTTGAATTGCTAAAATCACAGCAGCGTTTGCCACGCCGTTGTTTTCTTTCCATGCTCTAAAAATTAAGTGTCCTCTGCCTTTGCGCCCTCTAACTAACTGAGGATTTTTTGCTAAGGGTGATGCTGCTTCAATGGCATGTGTAAATTGGTATCCCGCAAATGGGTTATTAGAATTGTAACTTTTAATACCCTTGCGTTGCTTGCCGCCTCTTTTGCCTTCAGTTCCTAAAGTTCCATACTCAGGACCTCTGACATTTTGGAACGCGGCTCTACCATCTTTGTTTTTACGACCAGCGGTTTCAAAAATAGCGCCTGCACGACTAGTGTTTTCTACTCTTGCCAATGATACCCAGCCACGGCGATTAGGTTTAGATGCATCGGCGCTGGACTGGATGCCGCGTCGGATTTCTCCTAGATTGGCAGATGGAAATGATCCATTAGATTGCTTAAACCAAGAACTTAAACCTGCTGGAACAGTAGCAAAGCCCCTAGCCTTATCTTCAATTGGGATAAGGGCTTTTTCTACTTCAGCCTTTGTTTCGTCTGCTAAATCAAGTTCGTAATGGAGCAAAGCGCGGCGTAGTTTAAGAGCGCCTTCGATTGCTTTGCTTGCCATTGTTTTCTAACTCCTTAGCACGATCTCTCATTGCCATAAGATATGTTTTGAACAATCTTTCATCCATTTCGATAAACGATTGAACCGGAATCTGCGTTTCAATGCTCATTCTACAAATTAAGTATGCGAGCGTGTCACGCGTTAAGCCAAAGGGTCGTCATCTAAAACCTCTACTTTTGCAAGTGTGTCTAAAAATCCTGCGTCAGTAAAAGGTTTTACTGTCTCGCCTGATGCTTTCAAACACAAAAACGCTAAGTAATAGATGTCGCTTTGACGCTCAAGATCACGAAACGCCTTGTGCATCCCCATTTTTACATGGTTCTCAAACGCAACTTCAATACTAGGCGTGATCCGATGTTCGGATTCAGTGCCATCTGCTTTTGTTATTTTTAGTTTTGCCATTTTAGCCCTTTTCTTTTAGTAGTTGGTTATGACCAAGTTCCGGTTGTTGCAAGTGCTGTTTTGCTATTGCAAGTAAATGTAAGATCCATAACGGCTTCATCAGCGACAGCGCCGTTAATGTCCATAATATTATCGATCAAGATTGTTCCTGTGTATAGTTTGTTTGTTGCTGATACAACCGCTGTTGAATCTTGAATTGCAGAAAATGCAACTGTTGTTCCGTAAGCATCTTGCAATGTTGCTAGAACGCTTGCAACTGCTGTGTCATTCAAGAATGATACAGTTATGGTATCTGCTGACAATCCAGTTACAAATTTGTGTGCAGTATCGCCCATGGCACTGACCTCAATTTGGTCAGATTGTCTATTAAGGCTGAATGATGTCACATGGTCAGATAAATTTACTGCGCCGATTTTAAAACCGACTTTGTTGTTTAGAAAAATTGCCATTGTTTATTCCTCGTCTTTCTTGGCTTGTGCTTTAGGGGCTGATGGTTGTGTTTCAATCTGACCAATCTTTTTCAGAAAAGCCAAATCTTCATTTGTTAGATCGGACATATTTAACTCCAACTCGTAAGAATACTTACTTGCATTTCACAAGTAAGAAGGTCACCATTTGTTGTATCAACTGATACCCCAGATACAGTGCCAATATTATATGTTAGTGATGAGGCTGCTAACTTATTAAACACACCAACAATAAATGTTTCAATGTCCATAAGTGAGCCTTGATTATCTAGTAAAGGTAAATACAAACGAATTGTAAAGTTAGCCATGGGGCTAATTGTGTTGCGTGAATTATTGCTAGGAACAATATATGGATCAGATGGAGAAATTATCACGCTGTTAGCCAACACTGTGGCAGGCGGATATTTAAAAGTCTGCCACACTGTTGGATTGGATAAAGCCGCTGCGAGAGTTGCGCGGAGAGTAGTGACGGCTACTGTCATCCAACTAATCCCGCCGGATTTATCCAATTCGCAATTAAGCCTCTGATTTTTGCCACAACGCTGTTACTCATTCGCCACGGCGCGGGACTGAATCCGTCTGGAGACATGCCGCCTGCGCTAGACAATTACCTGCTTTGCCAAATATCAACAGCAATCATTAAAGATGCTTCACGAATTTCAGGAACAGTTGCAAAATCAACATAAGTATCTCCACTAACTAATCCGTAGGGAGCAATAGGATGGAATGGAGTAGCGGCAACGTTATTGCCTGAAATGGCATAAGTAATATCTTTTTCACCAACTGATGTAATGGTTTTGCTTCCATTATGTTTTGATCCGCTACCAGAAATAACAACTGTTTCTCCAACATAAAATTGGTGGTTAAATTCAAAATATGAAGTTCCAGTTGCATTTGGTGATGCTGTGTTGCTATGACCAATGTTCGGTGTTCTGTTAAACCATAAATAACCCTTGATTACATTTTCGGCAGCCTGACAAACTTCCTCAACTACACTTGAACTGTAAAGATTTTCAATTCCAAGTGTAAGCCTAAGTTCGGCTTCAGTCACATAAGTTGCTGGCATGTTTTCCTCTCAAAAAAAATTGTGGGGGCTAAGGGCTACAAAGCCCCCACAACACGATTGCTATTTACGCAGTGAAGTTATAGCGACGCACACCGGCGCCTGCTTTTGAAACATAAATTGCGAGATAAGCATACATATTTATTTCCACTTCGCCTGTGGTCAAAACATTTACGCGGAGATTTGTTTGTGGGGATTCCCAAACATAAACAGATGATGGAGCAACTAAGAACGCTGACTCATCAATGATTCCTGATGTTGTGATGTTATGATCGATCACCAAATCGGTGCCTAGAACATTACCAACAACAGATGAACCGCCAACATTACCTGATGAGTTATATGTTGCGCTTTGTGCATTGTAAAGTGCGCGACCTGTTGTGTCTGCGTAGCCTTGAATCGCAGCCCATTGATCAGTTGATGCAACTAGTTTGCGAGCGTAATCGCCGCCTGTTCCCTTGTATGCAGCAGCAGATTCAGTTGCAATAAATGATTGCAGACCAGCAGCAGTTGCAGCAACACCTGTTGCTTGAACTCCAGATGATGTGAATGCAGCAATTAGTGCAGCATCAGTTGCTTTTTCGTAACCTTTTCTCATTTCATTGAGAAGTAAAGTTTCGAACGCAGGATTTGAAAAGTCGAGCAATTCAAAACTGACTCGGTTGATAGATGAATATTTGGTTGCTGTTACTGTGTCATATGTTGATGTCATTCCTGTTTCTGATGGTGCTGCACCTTCTGCTGTTGAAGCAGTCGTTGGCGCTGTGCCCATCTTTGGAACAGTGAAACTTAATTGTGGAACTGCACCTGAACGAGTTACAGCATCAAACGCTGGGCGACCAGAGAATGTTGTTGTAATAAATTCGGTTAGGTGAGTTGGTAATGTTAAACCTGTATTTGTTGAAGTGCTGTCATCAGCAGCCAAAATTGTTTGGCGTGCATCCTCGTTACCCATTGCAGCCTTAATAGATGCTCCGAGATATTGAGATGATGAGATTGGTGCAACGCGTGGTCGTGTATAACCAACTGCTGCTGTTACTACTGGGCGAGATGCTTCAACCGCTGGGGTTTCGACTACTGCCTCTGGTGCTACGGCTTCTGGAGTAATCTCCACTTGAGCCTCACTTTCGTTAGGTTGGGTTTCGGTTGTTTCAGCAGTTTCGCCTTCGCT